CCTGTTTTCGCGCCAGGTGGTCGGTTGGTCGATGAGTTCGCGCATCGATCGCGAGCTCGCGATAAACGCGCTCTTGATGGCCGTCTGGCGTAGGCAACCCAAGAATACGGTGATGGTGCATTCCGATCAAGGCAGTCAATTCAGTAGCTACGATTGGCGCGACTTTCTGGACGCGCACAATCTGCAGCAAAGCATGAGCCGGCGCGGTAACTGCCACGATAACGCCGTTGCCGAGAGCTTCTTCCAGTTGCTCAAGCGGGAACGGATTCGTCGCAAAACCTATGGCACCCGTGAAGAAGCAAAGCAGGATGTCTTCGACTATATCGAGATGTTCTACAATCCGAAGCGGCGGCACGGCTTCAGCAATGACCTGTCGCCGGTCGAGTACGAAAAGCAGTATTTTCAGCGGCTGTCGAGTGTCTAGAAAACTCGTGGCGATTCATGTCTAGAAGAGCGTGCATCGACACATTTTCGCTAGATGAGGGCGAGATCGATGCCCCTGCCGACATAAAAGAGACCAATAATAAATGCGAGCCAAGACAAGCCCCATAGAACATACGAAGCGCGGGCCCACAAGTGATGGCCCTTCGCGCCTAAAAGGTTCGCGATCGAGTGATGTGCGTCGAGCACTCGAGCCGCTGGCATGAGTGCTGCGATAACAAGTCCAATAGCGAAAAACAGAAGGGCATTCTCGCCATAGTATTTGTACGCAGTAAAAATAGCTGTCTTCTCCTTCGTTAGCAGCGCCTGCATAAAGCCTAGCATTGCCACGCAACCGCCTCCGTGAAGGGTAAGAAGAGCCTTGAGCCCCTCAGTGGTATGTGAGTCTGCACGCAGAGTCTCCGCGTCTATGCGGTCCCACTTCTTGTCGCGCTCGTCAAGTATCTTCTGGAAGATATCTGTCATGTTTGCCTAGCCTAAAAAATTTATTGTAGAGCAATTGCGGCTGCCAACGGAAGTTTACGTCTTTGCATTGCGATTTGGAAAATGTCGGAACAACTTCATAGTTTATTGCTGAGTGATACGCTTGCTCTGTCATTCCAAGGAGCAAACCATGTTCGTCGAAAAGTACCTTCAATCGCTCAACACGTCGGACCTGAGGGACGACGAACTGCATCACCAAACCGATGCGCTTGCCGCGGCTGCATTGGCTGACCTGACGGGAGGATCCGGCGAAGTCCTGGGTTCGCTCCTCGCGCGCGCGAAGTACGCCGACGGCATCCAGCACAAGACCTTCGAGGCCGGCAATCAAAACCTCGCTGTCTTGCTGCGAGCCTGGACAAAAGCGGTCACGCAAAAGGGCGTGGCCCGTCAGTGGCTCAAAATCAAGAACGAGTGGGACATCAAGGCAGCGCACGGGATGTACGAGAAGATCGCGCGCGTGTCGCTGGCTCACTGGTTGCAGGGTGAGTGCGAGGTGTGTCACGGAACCAAAATCGCCGCCGGCCGTGCGTGCACGTGCTGCGCCGGTACTGGCCGCGAACCGATTGCCGGCGGCGCGATGGAAGTGGAGCGGGTCAAAGACATGATCTCGGAATTGGAAGGGTTGTATCAGGCGCATGGAGCGCGCGCCGGTTCCAAATTACGCCGTGCCGCGTAGTTCCTCCGCTGTCGGTAGAATTGCAGCGATAGCACTTGGGGGAACGATGAGCACGGACGAAAACAGATTCCAAAAGGTCGAGTGGACTGGCGACCAGTGGGAGCCTAGCGACGATGACGACGCTAGCGGATTCCCGCTGCGGCCTCGCGGCGAGGGCATCGCCGATGCCGATCTGGAGTTGTTGACGCTGGCCGCACGCGCGATCGGGGCGCAGGCAGAACCTGTCGACGGCGAGGACTGGGTCAATCTGCACTTCGCCGATGGGAAGATCATCTATGCCTGGAACTCGCTCCGGCACAGCAGCGATGCGTTCGAACTAGCGGCAGATTTGGACATCGATGTTCTTCAATCAACAGCCTATCGTGAGGCGCAGGCCGTAGCTCCGCTGCAGCGTGTCATCAGTGAGTCGTGGGGCGCCGACAAGAATGCCTCCACCCGCCGCGCTGTTACACGTGCCGCTGCTGAGATCGCTGTTGCGCAAGAAAAAAAACAGGCGTAAACTCCTGTTCCATACAGTTCCCTCGGCACCATGTAATGCGCGCTACGGCGCCAACATCACCCGAGGCAGTCGAGTGCTCAGCCCGCAGTAAAGCCGGCGCTCGCCTGCGCGAACCGTAATTTGTCTCGCTCACTTGGCAGATAGCCCTGGAGCACATCGAGCCCGCACCGAAAGGTCCGCGGGCTTTTTCATTTCCGACGCACAGCGGCTCGGCCCCGCTGATTCAAACCCGACTGTTGAATGCTGCGAACGCTGCCTTATGCGGGCGTCGGCGCCTCACCGGCGTAACCGGTGGCCACACACATGCGCTTTGCCTCCTGTTCTAGACGGGCGGGGCACGGCTCCAGCAGAGCGCAGTTGTGTGGTGCATGCGCATTAGCTGATGCGTAGATCGATACGACTTCCCGTGGACTCGCGTATCGGCGCTCGTTGACGCCATGAGCACAGCTAGCACAGAGGCTCACGGCCGAGAGCGCAGCAAGCGATTCACGGAGCCGGAACGCCAGCACCGGCCGCCACAAACAATTAGCAGGGCCGCAAGACCGTAAGACAACCGCCCTATATCAGCCCGCAAGGGTGCTCTCTTTTGATAGGTGACGAAATGTCTGAACAAGTTATGGTCTGCAAGCTCCAACTGCACAGCAAAAATCCGATGAAGGGCTACAGCTCGACAAACGAGGAGATGCCTGGGCAGTCGGTTCATTTCGGCGCAGTGTGGGAAGGGTCGACCGAGAAACAGCAAGCGTCCGAAAACGCCGTGTTCGGCCACTGGACTCCGTATGCGGAGTTCAAGGGTTCCATTCTTAACCAAGCCGTCAACGACAAGCTTGTCGTCGGGAAGAAGTATTACGTGACTTTCACGGAAGCGCCCGACTAAGTACCGAGTCTCCTCCAAGTCTCTCTCTTGGACTTTGCCGCCTGGCGCAGTAATGCGAAGGCGGTTTTTTTATTCTGAGGTGCGCCATGCGCATGACCGTCGAAGCAGAGCGCGCCTGGGTGATGGTTCTCATCCAGTTGCAGCAGAACCGCAACGCAATGAAGGCTGCGGCATGAAAACTCCGGCAGACGTCTATCGCGCTGAGATCCTGCGCGCTGTGCTGGGGAGAGGGCGAATGAATCGAGGGTCGCGAACATCGAGCGGCTGAATCAGATTGCCGCACACCTGGTCGACTGCGAGGACGCCAAGATGATCCTGCGTGCGAAGGGATACGGCGCCGCCGGACAGACGTTTGTCGAGCTGGCGCGCAGCCTGCCCGAGAACGTGCGCGGCATGCTTCGCGAACTGTTCAAGTCACAAAGACTGCGGGCATCCGCTGCGCGATACCCAGATCTGGGCGAAGTGCATGACATCTGGAGTGCGCGGTGAAGACTGTCGCGATCAAGTCGGGCTTGCTCACCATCGATTGGTGGGTGCGCCCGGCGATCGCACTCGTGCGCGCATGTCGCCGAATCGCGCCCGAACGCGTCGGCGCGTACCTTGATCGATGTGTCGAGCGCATCGTTGACTTTGGCATCAACCAGCGGCCTGCGCCTGCAAAACCAGCGCTGCTGCCGACAACCGTCGCGTGGCTCGCAAATATCCGGGCCGAAGCCTCTGCGCCTGGTGCGCTCGTGGTCGTCGTGCAAGGCCCGCGCGGATCCATAGCGATCATCCCCGAAGACATAGTCGGCAAGTCCGACAACGAGCTGTTGGCATTCATCGCCGCACGGCTCGCTGAATAGTGAAAGCAGAATGGCTATCGCCTCAACCGACATTCAGCACCGGCTGTCCTGCGATGCTGGTAACTCGTCGCGTGTCGCAATCGTCGATTTCGCCAACTTTCGTATCACTGGCGATACCGCGCTGTAAGGGCCACTCATGACCGTAATCTATAGCAGCAATTTCGACAGCGAGACATCTGGTCAGATAGCCACTGGCTGGGTCGCCAAGTCCGGAACTTGGGCGGTCGGCACGAGCAACCCGATCTCGGGCGCACAGTCGTTCGGGTCGACAACGGCTGTCGACCAAAATACCGCGCTGTACACCGGGGTGGCGGCGCAGACGTACACGAAAGTACAGTTTACGCAGAAGCTGCCCGCGCTGTCGAACGCAGGCCACTATTCGCCCATTCTGCGCATGGATTCGGGCTACCTGAACGGTTACGTGTGGTTGATCGACTTCAACTACAACGCAGGTAAGCTCACGCCGCGGCTCTACACGCGCACCAACGGGTCCTTCCCGGCACCGCAGGTTGGCGCCACGATGTCCACGGTGTTCGCCGTCGGCGACATCATCAATGTGGAATGTATCTCATCGGGCAGCACGCACGAGATACGCATTTGGCGATCCACCGATGTCAAGCCGACTACCGCTACGGCGTCGTTCACCGAATCGTCATTTGCGAGCGGTTACGTTGGCCTTTTCCGTACGGGCGCGGGTTCGGTTGGCACTGCGGTTGATGACTTCAGCCTGGATGACGGCGTAGTGCAGGCGGCAACCGCTGTCACGATGACTGGTCCGACTTCTGGCACGGCTGGATCGGCATCGTCGGTGTACACGATTGGCGCGAACGGCGCGATCACTGGCACAGTTACGATTACACCGACCCCGGTCACGGGCATCACGTTCACGCCAACGAGCGTCCAGATCAGCAGTGCGTCCCCCACGGCGACATTCACCGCGACGGCGGCATCCGCAGGAACGTACACCATTGCGGTTACGAACAACGGAAGTTTGACGAACCCGGCGAGCATCACGTACACGGCATCTGCCGCCGACACGACGCCGCCGACGTTCCAGAGCGCGGTCGTGGCGAACGCATCGCCAACGGTCATCACCGTGACGATGAGCGAGACACTGGCCGCCAGCACGCCGCCAACCTCGGCTTTCACGGTATCCGGCGGCAAAACCGTTACGGCCGTGGGCAATCCGTCCGGGGCGACGTTCACGCTGACGGTAAATAGCGCGTACGTCTCCACCGACACGATCACGGTTAGCTACACGCAACCCGGCGCGAATCCGCGCCTGCAAGATGCCGCCGGCAATCTGACCGCAAGCTTTGGACCGTCCGCCGTCACAAACAACGTCGGCGCAACCACCGTCAACGCGCTGACCAATGGCACCGGCAATGTCCTGTTCTCGCCGTACAACTGGAATGTGGACGCGAACACCGCAAAGACCATCAATCCGGGGGCGTACTTCAAGACGTTGTTCACGGGGTCGAGCTGCACGCTCCAATTCGACATGACGAACATCGTGTCGCCGGTCCCGCAGATTTCTTACATCGTAGATGGCGTCGGCGGCTGGACGACCGTAAATATCGCAGCAAGCGTGACCATCGCCGTGCCGAGCACGACGTCCATGTTCAACAACAAGGGCGGCCACGTCCTGGAAGTGGTGTTCAAGAGTTCGTATCTGGCAGGTCCGCGCTGGTCTCCTCAGTCCACGGCGCTTGTACTGACGGGTATCGTTCTGGACTCTGGCGCGACGCTGACGCAGGCGACGGCCAAACCATTGCGTGCATTGTTCTTCGGCGACAGCATCACCGAAGGCGTCCGCACGATGGACGGCTCGTACACCAACGACATGGACCGGGCAAACTCCCGTATCGCCTGGGCGTATCAAGCGGCGCAGTTGCTCGGCGCTGAAGTGGGTATCGTGGGGTTCGGTTCGCAAGGATTGACTAATCCCGGCAGCGGTGGCGTCCCGGCCCTCGTGGACTGCTACAACCTCCTATATTCGGGTGTAAGCCGTTCGTTTGCCTCCGTGCCGGACTTCATTGCGATTTTGCACGGGACGAACGACTCGGGGGACGTGACAACGGCCCTCACGACCGTGCTTAATGGGCTGCTGTCCGCGACGCCGGCCACGACGAAGATCATCGTTCTGCGCCCGTTCAATGGAACGCACGCGACCGACCTGCAGGCAGGCATTGCAGCATGCACGACCCCGAGCCGTGTCACATACGTGGATACGACGGGATGGTTTATCACGGCTGACAGCGCGGATGGCCTACACCCGTACGGCAATGTGAGTATGAACCGACTCGGCCCAATGGCGGCGACGGCGATTCGCTCGGCGCTGAATTCCGCGGGAGTGACGACCGCACGCACGGTAACACTGACGCTCGGCGACACGACTGGAGCTCTCGCAAACCTGACAGGGCTTAAGGTCGCGGCATTCGACCAGCCTACGCCAGACCTACGCGGCGCGCCTGTGTATAAGTCCTCAACGCAGACCACAGACGCGAGCGGGGTTCTGACGTTCACGATGCAGTCGACGCTTGCTGCGGGCGGGGCGTGCGGCGTCTCCGTGCAGATGGCGGACGGCAGAAACTTCGACGTATCCGCTACGGTGGCGTAAATGGCACAAATTTACCTGCACCAAGCGCTTGTCGGTGGCCGTACGTACCTTGCGCCGGCGGCTCCTCCAGCAACTCAACCTGCTGGGTATGTTGATGTGCCCTCATCGCGGACCGTCAACTTCGATGGCGGCACAAACCGTGTCGACTTCAGCGGTGGAACTAACCGAGTGAACTTCTGATGGCAGACCCTACATTCGTTGGTGGCAAGTGGATTTGCCTAAAAGACCCGGATGACATCCGGTACTACAAGTTCGGCTTTGCCAAGGATCTGGCTGATTCTGGAACCACGGGCGCGTCGGCGGTAGCCATCGTATCCGGTGTGACGCTAGCGACTGACAACACCGGAGCCAACCCGCGCATCGTCGGTACGGACGTAATAGTCAAGCTTAGCGGCCTGGATATTTCCGCGAACCCGGTCAACTTCTGCACGATCCGCCTTACCTGCGCAAACGGCGAGCAGATCGACCGGACGATGTGGTTCGTTCGTGAGGATCATTGATGAGCGATCAACGCAAACAGCCAAGCTACACGGCTCCTCCTGGCGTTGTGCTGCTGAAGGCTACTGTGCCATATGACCATGCTGCCACCGTTGCCGCGCTCACATCTGGCATACCCGAGAAGGTGGGCGTGGCTGCGCCGACGCAATATGCGCGAGCGCCGGCCGGCGATGGCATTTCGGCCGGTACCAGCCGGCCATTAGCTGTGCAGACCATCTCTCGCTGAGCCCCAATGAAGCTACAGACCTTGAAGCCGCGTCTCACGACAGCCGGTAATCGCCTCGCCACCTTCGATCCGCCCAGGCCCGACACAGTCGAGCGTAAGCGTGGTTGGGCTGGCGTACAGGACCGGAATCGGATCCGTGCCCGCGACTGCGGACTCTGCCAAGAGTGTCAGCGTAATGGCAGGGTTAGCGTGGGCGTAGCTGTCGACCATAAGACTCCGCTCTGGATGGGCGGAAGCGATGAAGACAGCAATAAAGAACTCCTGTGCCAACCTTGTCATGATGCTAAGACCGCCCGGGAGGCGGCGGCGCGTGCGCGCGGCACCTGACGGCCAAAGGGAGGGGCGGGGGCAAACTCCGGAACTCTTCTTCGACCGACACCGCATGCCCTCTCATCCGCAGATTATTTTCCCCGTGGAGGAATTTGTTAATGGCTTTAACAGGCAAACAGCGAGCCTTCGCCGATGCCGTGTTGGCCGGGTTCTCCAATAAGGAGGCGGCGATTCGCGCCGGATACAGCGAAAAAACGGCATCAGCTGCCGGGTCCAGGCTTGTTAAAGAGCCGCCGGTAAAAAGTTACATCGATAGCAAGAGGAAGCCATCTGCAAGTGCCGGCAAGTCTCTGCCGCCTTCAGGGGTGCCCGGCGGTTCGGACGAAGTCAATTTCGATATCCCGCATACCGACGATCCGATCAAGTTCCTCACCAACATCATGAACGAGCCGGCTGCGGATATCCGTTATCGGATCGATGCCGCAAAGGCTATGTTGCCGTTCAAGCATCAGAAATTAGGCGAGGGCGGCAAGAAGGATGCGCAGGCCGACGCGGCGAAGAAAGCCGCTAACAAATTCGGTACGCCGGCGGCGCCTGGGCTCAAGCGCGTGAAGTAAAGGAGTAAAAATGGAGTGGTCCACAGCCTGCCTCGATTGGAAAGAGCGGCTGAAGAAGGGCCAGTCCATCATTCCGCCGCCGCTGTTTCCGGAGCAGGCCGAGCATGCAGTCCACATTTTCAAGCAACTGAAGATCGTCGATGCGCCAGGGAGTCCGACATTCGGCGACGCCTGTGACCAATGGGTGTTCGACCTGGTGGCTTCGATCTTCGGCGCGTACGACGCGCGGCCCGATTCGCCCACAGAGGGGCGGCGACTGATCACCGAGTGGTTCATCCTGATCCCGAAGAAGAACTCGAAGTCGACCATCGCGGCCGGGATCATGATGACGGCGCTGATCCTGAATTGGCGCATGTCGGGCGAGTTCACGATTCTGGCGCCGACGCTGGAGGTGGCCGCGAACTCCTTCGCGCCGAGCCGGGACATGGTGAAGCACGAGGAGGATCTGGACGACCTGATGCAGGTCCAGACCCATATCAAGACCATTACCCACCGCGGCACATCTGCGACGCTGAAGGTGATCGCAGCTGACGCGAATACAGCTGCGGGTAAGAAGTCCGTTGGCACGCTGGTTGACGAAATCTGGCTGTTCGGTAAGCAGGCGAACGCAGAGAACATGCTTCGCGAAGCGATCGGTGGCCTAGCGTCGCGACCGGAAGGCTTCGTCATCTACCTGACGACACAGTCCGACGAGCCGCCCGCTGGCGTGTTCCGGCAGAAGCTGCAATATGCGCGCGATGTCCGCGATGGGAAGATTGTTGACGCCCGCTTCGTGCCCGTGTTGTACGAATTCCCAGAGGAGATGATCGCCGCCGGCGAACATCTGAAACCGGAAAACTTCGGCATCGTCAATCCAAACCTCGGGTTCTCGGTGGATGC